TTCCTACATACTATTATTAATGGTTGAGATGCAATAATTTATCAATATTATCATTGATTTAGTGTTTTGGCGTATTAGCAAGTGTTATGCATTTTTACTCTTCTGTCGCCATTTTGCCGCCACTTATACTAATGCAATAGAATATCTACCTACGATAATTTATACTGGAAGTGATGAAAAAATAAAAAAATATCAATACTTTTCGATGTGGGGATATATGAAAACACAGAAATTCGTAAGTGAACTTTTTTTAGAAAATGGGCAGTTTATTCTAGTTGGCTTAACTGGAAGAACTGGTTCTGGTTGTACTACAGCAGCAACTATTTTAGAAAGTAATGAGACAGTATTTCCCGATGTGGATAAATTAACTGATTTTTATAATGGTTTAGATTTACAGCGTTATAAGATAGTTAAGGATTTCACTGAGAATCATTGGGAGGCATTTTACTCAATCAAGGTTAGTGACTTGCTATCAGTTTATTTGTTAGCAATGTCACATACTGAACTTTCACACTTCATCACGTCGTCAACTAAAGATAGCATTGATGAAGATAAATTAAACAAGATACTTAATGAAGGAGCATTTTCAAAAACACAACTTAGAAAAATAAGGACGGATATATTAAAAGCACTTATTGATCATAGTCAAGAATTAGATCTCGATAATCTAGATGTATCTAACATAAGAAAAACATTGCATTTGGTTAGGTTTTTCACTAATAACTTCAAAAAAGAACTTAATGAGATAAATACAGGTCTTTATGTATCAACTTATCAGGCCGCTGGAAAATCTGTTAGACGGCTTGGTGAAGTAAAAACAAACTATGAAACAGAAGAATTTGATCCAAAATCGGTATTTCATTTGCCTGAAACTATTAATAGGGTCATTAAGCTAATTAGAAAAAGCCAAGGTGGTAAGGCATTAGTAGTTATTGATGCTATACGTAATCCATATGAAGCTAAATTCTTTAAAGATAGATATGCTGCATTCCATTTGGTATCAATTAATGCTCCTGATGAGCATAGGAAAAAATATTTACAGAAGCTACACAAGTTTTCATCTGAGCGCATTAAACACATTGATGATATTGAATCAGGAAAAGGAGATAAAGACAATCAATATAAACATTTAACGAACCCTAATGTAACGAAATGCATAGAAATTTCGGATATACATCTTTATAATCCTAAAAATGAGTTTGATAACAATAACATACTTAAAGCACAACTTGCATGGTATATCGCTCTAATGAAGCATCCTGGATTGATCACTCCTACAGCGATGGAGCGAGTTATGCAGGTCGCATATACTGTTAAATTAAACTCTGGATGTATATCGAGGCAGGTCGGTGCCGTTGTTACAGATAATGATAATTCAATTAAATCAGTTGGTTGGAATGATGTAGCTAAAGGGCAGATACCATGTTCAATGAGATCACTCGATGGGTTGATCAATGATTTTGATTCGAAAGTATATAGCTCATATGAGCGAAATGATGCTCTTTTTAGAAAGAAAGCTAAAAGTAATTTAATAAAGTTTAGAGCGATTGAATCAAGCTCTGAAATTTTTAAAGGACGTAATTTGTCATATTGCTTCAAGGATATTCATAATAGTCTTGATGATGATAAAAAAGGGAATCAGGTCCATACCAGAGCTTTACATGCTGAAGAAAATGCCTTTTTACAATTATCTAAATATGGTGGCGTTGGTGTCCAAGGTGGTAAGTTGTATACTACAGCAAGTCCTTGTGAACTTTGTGCAAAAAAAGCATATCAATTAGAGGTCGCTGAAATAATTTTCATTGATCCTTATCCGGGTATTGCACAAGATCATATTATTAATATAGGTAATAATCCACCTAAATTAATTCAATTTAGAGGGGCAATTGGTAAATCATATCATCGATTATATGAACAAATTATTCCTATGAAAGATGAGTTGGATTATTTATCAATGTAAGTCTGTACATTATAAAAAGTTGAGTGGGTTTTTATAAACTGCGTCTTCAAGATGATCTGGTGAAAAGTGTGAATATACCATGGTCATCTTGATATCAGAATGACCCAAAATATCTCTCAAAACAAGTATGTTTCCGCCGTTCATCATAAAATGACTGGCGAAAGTATGGCGTAGCACATGAGTGCATTGTCCCGCTGGTAAGTCTATATTGGCCCGCTTCACTGCTCGTTCAAAAGCTTTTCTGCATGGCGTGAACAGCTTCCCCCTGTTTTTGGGTAGTTCGTCGTATAGCTCCTGAGATATCGGTACAGTTCGGTTTTTCTTGCCTTTGGTTTTGGTATAGGTGATCCGATATTTTGATAACTGATGGCCTTGAAGGTTTTCGGCTTCACTCCACCGCGCGCCGGTAGCTAGGCATACCTTTGCGATCATCAATAGGCTAGGGCTTTGAGAATCAGCGCAGGCATCAAGCAGGCGTTTAATTTCGTCCAAGGCTAAGAATGCCAATTCACCCTCTGCGATTTTGAATGTCGGTAGCCCGGCGAGTGGGTTAGGCGCTGACCAGTGGCCCAACTTCTTCAGGGTGCCAAAAACGGATGATAAGTTACGCTGTTCAAGGTTTACCGTGCGTGGTTTTACTGGCGACATTAGCGCGCCTTCTTCGTTACGTACCTCTCCTTTCAACCGTGCTTCACGATATTTCGTAAAGTCACCGGCGGTTAATTCAGAGGCGACGGGATCGCCTAGGCCATTGCAGATAATATTCAGTTTCGCCATCAGGCGCTTGGGGTCTGCGAGCGTCTGGCCGTAAAGGGAGTGCCACTGCTCAATCAATTCTGACAAACGCCGCCGATCTTCCTTTTCACCCAGCCACGGCTTTTTGTTCACTTGATCCATGGTGAAGTTTTCGAATGCTACAGCCTCGCCCTTTGTCGCAAATTGCTTGCGCACGCGCTTGCCGTCACGCCCGTTCGGGTAACACTCGCACAACCATTTTCCGTTCGGCTGTTTTCTGATGGTCATATCAAAGGCTCTTAATGATTTTCAATGCGCGGCCAACAACCTCGATATCATCCAGGCTGCACTCAAACGAAGAATCATCTTGATGTACAACTAATCTGTTTCCGGGAAGGCGAGTTAGCTTAACAATGCTTTTTATCCCGTCGATATCGACCAACCACATCCCATTCACTGGTAGTGTCTGGTTACGGTCAATTAAATATGAATCGCCATTGGTATTTACGAGAAGTAGCTCGCTTGAGTCAGGGGGAAGCAGGCTGCTATCAATGATGGCCTTCCCGGCTTCAATCAACGAACCTCCGATAAGGCTAGCCTTATCGATCTCTGGCGATACAAGCTCAGAAAGTGGTTTTACTTTGCTAGAGTTCACGAAATTGATACTTTTTCTATCATCAATTTTTGTTCCTGGTTCGCCTTGTCCTGTAGTTAGCCAGAGTAATGAAACGCCTGTTTCAAGAGCGCATTGGATCACCCATTCTGCAGGGAAGCTATCCCTTAAGTATCTGTTTGCCATAGTGCTTTTAGATGCGCCTAAGTGATCGCATAGCTGCTGTCGGGACTTGAAATCATAGGCAGCCATCAACCTATGGATAGCCTCTCTACCCCCTGTATTCTCGCCAGCCTTCACCTGTATCATTTTTTAATCCTATTGACGTATCAAATATTGGATCGTAGTATCTCGATTGTTCAAATATTGGATCGCATAAAACAAGATAAAACGACATAAACCAAACCTTAACTGAGAGATACTGCACTATGAGCACTGATATTTCAATTCGTGTACCAAAAGAGATGGCTACGCCTGCAGAGTTCGCTGAATGGGAAGGTATCTCCCGTGGCTCTGTTTACCAGAAAATTCACCATGGCCAGCTCGCCAAGTACATGGTCAAGAAAGAAAAAAACAAAGGTCGCGTAAGCCTTCGTTACCTGATGTACAAAACCGACCAGGTTCGTGAATCCCTCGGTCATTCCAACTTCCGCGTCATTGTTGGTAAGTAAGTTCAATTATGGGAACTTTCTAAGGGGGCAGCATGTTTGATTACAAGATTTCCAAACATCCGAATTTTGATGAAGCCTGTAGAGCTTTTGCACTACGTCACAACATGGCGAAGCTGGCAGAACGTGCAGGAATGAATGTTCAGACACTGCGAAACAAACTCAACCCAGATCAACCGCATCAGCTCACAGCGCCAGAAATCTGGTTGCTCACCGATCTGACTGAAGATTCAACGCTGGTAGATGGCTTTCTGGCACAGATTCACTGCCTGCCATGCGTACCAATTAATGAGGTGGCAAAAGAGAAACTGCCACATTACGTCATGAGTGCAACCGCAGAGATCGGGCGTGTTGCTGCAGGTGCGGTATCTGGTGATGTAAAAACTAGTGCCGGTCGTCGTGATGCTATCAGCAGCATTAACTCTGTAACACGACTGATGGCGCTGGCGGCTGTTTCATTGCAGGCCCGTTTACAGG